TTATTGTTCTGTTATTTCTTTCATGTAATTTATTCCAATAATAGTATTATTCTTTGAATTTGGGGTGAAATCAGAATTATGCGATTCGTCATAATCGTATGCTAGACCTAATACAAAATTACCTTGATTAGAGGAATAAACGATGTAAGTTTTTCCAGTGGAATTATCATATTTATTTCTTATTTCCTTTATATCATTAGGTAACACGCTTTTAGCAAGTTTTATTGCATCTTCATAAGTTACTTTTGTTGGATTTACGTCACGTGCATAGGTATAATCAATTAATATATCTTTGTATTTTTTATTATCTATATTAGGTATTCCAGCTTCGCTGCCAACAAAGCTATTTTCAGTTTCATAGTAAGTAAGAGAAGAAGTAGTTTTATCATAATTCAGTTTAGATTTATCCACTTCTTTATATCTTTTATCTCTTTCAGTATTATCTCTTTCTTCGTTTTCTTCAAAAATTGACTGATCTCTTGGAGAGTTCCCATGAGTTTCAAAGTTATCATTTTTATCTGCATCTTTATTTGATTCTTCAGTTTTATTTTCAACTGTAGTTTGGTTTTTATCAGCATTTTCATTTTTACCTATTGAGTTGCAGCCGATGGCTGTAAAAGATACTATAATTAATGTTGCAAGTGTTATGTAATTAAATTTTTTCAATATATGTCCTCCTTATATAGCTTTAAAAAAATAGTAATAAGAGATTCAAATATTAATAGTCAAGAATTTAACATGATATTAAAGCTTTATCATGTTAAGCTTTAAAGTAAAAATTTGTATAACAAAATGTTAACATATAATAATAATTGAAACAAGAATAGAAGGAGAGAGTTACGAAAATAGAAAAGGATATATCCATTGCTATTAAGCCTAAAAACCTCATTAAATAAAAATTATAAGAAAATTATAGGTAAACTAGAGAAAGTGTGTAAGAAATTAAAAAAAAGAAGGCTTATAATAGTAAGTGGGAACAGAAGATAAGTTCCCTCTCATAAATAATAAATCTCCTATATAAAAAGTATCTAGCTTATTAATTTTAGGCTGGGTACTTTTTTGTAATGGAAGTAATTTGTGAAAAGGTGGTGAGTGCTTGGCAATGAAATTTTAAAAAGCAAGAAGAAAACAAAATAGGGATTACAGGAGGAGGTTCATGATTAATGAATTAATTAATTCAATTAATGAAATGTTAGTTGAAAAATTCCCAAATACAAAAATATATACATCAAAGCTAGAGAAGGAAATTGTAAGACCTTCTTTTTTTATTCGCTACGTTACCAGCAGGCAAGCAGACTTAAATAGAAATAGTTATATGAATACCATAACTATGAAGATTATTTACTTTGGTCCGCTAGATGAGCTTATGAGTGTTGATTTAATAGCTCAAAATGAAGTTTGGGATACAATGAGGGAAATCTTTAGCGATGGATATATAAAGGTACTAGGGAGAACTGCAAAGATAAGAAAGTTGAGAGGTAGAGCAAAAATGTCGGAAATACACTTGAAACTCAAGATAGATCTTGCACAAGATAGAAACTTTAATGCACCTCAAAGCCCTAAAGCAGGCACATTTAATTTTAAAATTTAAGGAGGAATAAAAATGGGAGAACCATCAGTAGAAATTATTTTTAAAGAAGCAGGAATAACTGCAGCAAAGAGAGGAACAAGAGGCGTAGTTGCACTTATATTAAAGGATACAATGCCAGCAAATTATAGTAATCCAATAAAAATGGATACTATAGATGAAATTCCGGAAGCTTTATCAGATTTTAATAAGGAACAAATAAAGCTTGCCATGATAGGATATCAAAATCCACCAAAACAAGTGATTGCTTATATAGAAGCACCAGATGCAGCTAATTATTCAGAAGCTCAAAATTACTTAGAAACTATTAAATGGGATTATGTAGTAGTTCCAAGCATTGGTCAGACTGCAGATGGAAAGGCTGATACGGAGGCAAATATTACTTCAAGAGCAACAGATTTTGCTACATGGATTAAACAATTAAGAAGTGCTAAGGATATTAGAGTTAAAGCAGTACTTCCACATTGTCCAGCTGATAGTGAAGGAGTAATTAACTTTGCTACAGACGACATAAAAACAGCAGCTAGAACTTATACTGCTGCAGAATACTGTTCAAGAATTGCAGGAATGCTAGCAGGAACTTCGCTAAATATTAGTGCTACTTATGCACCACTTGCAGAAGTATTAGATGTTCCGCATCTAAAGAAAGAAGAAAGAGATGCAGCAATTGATGCAGGAAAATTAATTTTAATTAACGATGGAAAGAAGGTTAAAATTGATAGAGCTGTAAATAGCTTTGTAACTACTATTGAAAACAAAGGTGAAGATTTTAAAAAGATTAAAATAGTAGATATTATGGATTTAATACATGATGATATTAAATCAACAGCTGAAGATAATTATATTGGAAAATATCCAAATGATTATGATCATAAGTGCTTACTCATTGCAGCTATTAATGGTTATTTTGAAGGGCTAGAGCTTGAAGGATTGCTTGATAGCAGTATTGAAGGGCAAAATAGAGCAGAAATTGATTTAGATGCACAAAAAGCTTACTTAAAGAGCCAAGGGATAGATATTTCAACTATGAAAGATCAGGAAATAAAAGAAAGTAACACTGGTTCACAAGTTTTTGTTAAGGGACAAGTTGTTATTTTAGATGCAATAGAAGATATTAAATTTCAAATATATATTTAGGAGGTAATTATTATGCCACAAGCAAAGGATATTATAAATGGGACTTGGGGAGAAGTTTGGATTAATGGAGAATATGTTTCAGAGGTGTCAGCTCTTCAAGCAAAAGTCACTTTAACAAAGGTAGATGTCAATTTTACAAGGGATCTATGGAAGAGAAGTAAAGTAACAGGTATAGAAGGAAAGGGAACATTGAAATTACATCATATATCATCAAGAATGGCAATTTTAATGAAAGATAACATCAAACAAGGAAAGCAAACTGTATGTACTATAATCTCTAAATTAGCTGATCCAGATTCAGTAGGAGCTGAAAGAGTGGTACTTAAGGATGTTACTTTTGATGAATTAACATTAGCAGACTGGGAAGTTAAAAAGAATGTTGAAGATACAATTGCATTTACTTTCTCAGGCTATGATTTCTTAGACTTAATAGAACCACAATAAAACTATAGTTAAGCAATAGTCTACCGAAATTGGAAATATTTTTGTTACGCAGGACTATGAAAATTTCGCTGGAAGGTTCTAAATGACAGGTTGTACTCACTTTAGCATGCTCCAATAGTTCAAATGGACAAGCTAAAGTGCAACAACCTGTCATAAAGAACCTTCATCAGCTTATTTTCAAATGCCTGCTACACAAAAATATTTTCGATTTCTAATGTAGATATTTGCTTAAGGTATGTAAAAATAAAGTAATGACAAGGAAATAAAAAATTACTGAATTATAGATATGCAATTTAATAACTAGACTTATAGTTAGAAGAACTAGGAAAAACGTTAATTGAATTTTAGAAAATTGCTACAGAGAAACTGGAATACAATATGTTACTTACTTCGGTTAGGTATTGCATAAGCCTAGATTAAACATTGTTTATCTATAATTTTATTAAATTTGAAATGGAGATGAAAGTTATGAATTTAGTTGAACAATTATTAAAAATAGATGCTGGTAAAATTGAGGTGCCTTCTAAGGAGGTAAAACTTAAGCTTGCTAAACTTGGAAATATGGAGATTACATTCACATGTAATGCTATTTCTATGGAGAGATACAATGAAATTCAAGAAAGAGTACTTCAAGTAGATAAGAAAGGAAATATTCAAGGATTTGCAACAGCACAGGCAAAAATAGAAACTGTTCTTGCAGGAGTGCCAGAGCTTAGATCAGAAGAACTTATGAAACATTTCAAAGCTCCAACACCAAAGGAACTTATGAATAAGATCTTCTTACCTGGTGAAGTTGATATTTTAGCGGATACTGTAACTGAAATTTCAGGAGTAGAATCTACTAACCAAAAAGAAGATATAAAAAACTCATAAGCACTGATGAAACTGTTAATCTCTTATATTACTGCTGGAAACTTCATGGTAAGTGGCCAGCAGAAACAATTAATAGGGGATTTGGAGAAAAGATTATCATCAGTGCTTTTATTGAACAAGAAGTTGAAGATAAAATGAAACAAATGGAAGCCTTGTATTCAGGAGGTGATGATTAATGCCGTTTGAACTAGATTCAGCATTATTAAAAGTTATTGATGGGGCTCAAAAATCTCAAAAGGCAATTGATAGTCTATCACCAGTAGCTTCAAAAGCATCTGAAAGTGTGAAAGCAATATCTAAAGCATCAGAATCAGTAGATAAACTCGAAAGTAGCTTTAAAAATACAAGAGATGCAGTAGGAAATACAAGAACAGCTGTTTCCGATTTGATACAAGCATTTACAGATAATACTGGGGAAAGATCTATTGAAAATATTGGAGAGAAAGCTAGAGGAGTAGTTCAATCAATATCTAATGTATCAAAAGCAGCTAAAGACATGAGAACTAGTTTTAAGAATACAAAGGATGAGATTGAAAATGTAAAAAACACTGCATCGAATTTGTATAAGGCTTTTGCAGGTACTGACTTGGGTAAAAAATCTATTAATTTTATAGGAAAACAGGCTTCAAAAGTATCTCAGAAATTTCCTAAATCCAATGGAGGTAAAGTCTCAGGAGTCTTGAATAAAGGCGGACAAGTAATAGGAAAGGCTGTTGATGGAGTTCAGAAAGCTAAAAAGGCAGTAGAAGGGCTAGCACCAGTGGCTTCGAAGGCGACAGAAAGTGTACAAGCAATATCTAAAGCATCAGAATCAGTAGGTAAAGTTAAAAACAGCTTTAATGATACAAAAGATGCAGTAGGAAATGTAAGAACGTCTGTTTCGGATTTAATACAAGCCTTTACAAATAACACTGGGGAAAGATCTATTGAAAATATTGGACAGAAAGCTAAAGAGGTAGTTAAATCAATATCTAATGCATCAAAAACAGTTGAAGACTTGGCAACTAATTTTATAAATGCGAAAGATGAGATTAAAAATGTAAAAAGTACTGTATCTGATTTGTTTAAAACCTTTAAAGATAATGATTTGGTCAAAAAAGCTACTGACGGTATAGGAAAACGGGCTTCAAAAGTAGCTCAAAAAATTCCTAAATTAAATAGTGCTAAAGCATCAAGGACTGTAAAATCAGCTGGAATTGGTGGTAAAGTATCTAATGTTATTAATGCAGCTAAACAATCAATGGGAAAAGTTGGTGCGTTAACTCCATCTCTATCAGCACCATTACAGGGACTAGCTGGAAGTTTTGAAAAGATTAAAGGTGTAGTTTCAAAGAGCTTTTCATCTATATTTGGAATTTTTACTAAATTGCCATTACCTCTTCAAATAATAATTGGAGTAGTTGGATTACTCGCAGTTGCTTTTGCTACAAATTTTGGTGGAATAAGAGATATAGTTATGGGAGTATTTAATAAGATTTCAGGTGCTGTAAAAGATGCAATAGACACCTTCAAGAAAACAGGAAGTGCAGCTCAAGGAATAGGAGCTTTATTTACTAATTTATTTGGACCTAAGGTTGGAAATATTGTGACACAGACAATTAATAAGATAATAACAGTAGTTAAATCAATAGTAACCTTTATTCAAGCTAATATGCCTAAAATAAAGAGTATAATTCAAAATGTATTTAAAGGAATTCAATCAGTTTGGAATTCAATATTGAAACCAGTACTAACATTTGCAATTCAAATTTTTAGTAAATTAATAAGCTTTGTAATGTCTAACTGGCCACGTATAAAACAAACTATTACGACTGTTATGACAGCAATTAAAACTGTTATAAGCACTGCATTAAATATGATAATGGCCTTTTGGAATGCTCATGGGCAGACTATAAAAGCAGTAGTGTCTTCAGCATTTAACATAATTAAAACAGTAATCATGACTGTACTTAACGTAATAACAGGAGTGATTAAAACTGTAATGCAAGTTATAAATGGAGATTGGTCAGGTGCATGGAATACTATAAAAAGTACTGTGGGAACAGTATTTAATGGTGCCATAGATATTATAAGAAATATATTAAATTCAATAGGTGCAGTATTTAAAGATGTGGCTAAAACTGCTATTAGTTGGGGTAAAGATATGATAATGGGAATTGTAGATGGTATAAAAGGAGCAGTAGGTTATATTGAAGATGCTATTTCAGGTGTAGCCGATAGGATAAGATCATTTCTTCATTTCTCAGTTCCAGATAAAGGTCCTCTTACAGATTACGAAACATGGATGCCGGACTTTTTAAAAGGTATGGGTCGTGGTATTAAAGTTAATACTCATTTAGTAACTGAACCAATTAAAGATCTTGCAGTAGGAATAAAAACTGGTGTAAATAAAAATTTATCATCAGGAAGCAAGACTAGTAGCCAAGGATTTAAAGGTGCTTCTGGATTAACTAAAGATGATAGCTCACAAAATGGATTTGCAATAACAATAGCAAAGCTTGCAGATTCTATAATAATCAGAGAAGAAAGCGATATAGATAAAATTGCAACAGCTCTAGCCAATAAATTGAGTCAAACAGCTCTTGGAATGAGTTAGGAGGTATTTTAAAATGATAGAATTTTGGTTTAATCAAGACGATACATGGTTACAACTTCCTGTACCACCTTCTAGTTATTCACTTAAATTAGCTAACAACAATTCAGTAGTTAGTGTAGAATCAATTGGAGAAATAAATATATTAGGAGATTCAAAGCTTTCAGAAATATCTTTTGAGAGCTTTTTTCCTGCTCATAAATATAAATTTTGTGCATATTCAGATATTCCTAAACCATTTGAGTGTGTTGCACAAATAGAAGCTTGGAGAAAAAGTAAAAAGCCAATAAGAGTGATACTTACAAACACAGATATCAATGATCTATTCTCTATAGAAACTTTTGAGTATGGAGAAAATGATGGAACTGGAGATATAAACTTTACTTTAGCATTAAAGCAGTATAAGGCATTAAAGTTAAATGAAAAAATTGTAGGTCAGTGGGGAGCAAGTTTTAGTTTAACTGATGTAAATAATATATTGGGTGGTAATCTATGATTAAGATATACAGCTTATATGAAGGCTGGCTTTTAACAGATATAACTCCAGTTTGCAAAAGTATTGAATTATCAGCATCAATAGATCAGCCTGCAAGAAAATGCTCATTTAGTATGTTATATTCCTTATCAGATATAAATGAGCCTAGAGTTCAAATATGTCCAGGAACATTAATAAAGATTGTAGATGAAACTTATGGAGAAATTTTTAGAGGTGAAGTTGTAGATAGGACTTTAGGAAGTTCAAATCAGGAGGAAACTTTTACTTGCTATGATTATATGAGGTTTATCATGAGTTCATCAACAAGCATGAATATTAAGAATATGTCTCCAGAAAGTGTTGTATATAAAGCTTGTGAAGAATTAAATATCAAAGTTGGTAATGTAGTAGCAACTGGAATGCCGATAGGTAGACTATGTGTAGATAAGAGTTATTATAGCATAATAATGCAGTGCTATAGTGAAGTTAGCAAGCAAAATGGAAAACAATATGTTCCTATTATGAAAGCTGATACGTTCAATGTAATTGAGAAGGGGCAAATAATATCAGATTATTTGCTTCAATCTGCTAATGTGGATTTGTACAATAACAACATAATAGATATGAGTTACAAAGATTCTTTAGAAAATATGATAAATAGAGTGAAAATTTTTGACGCTAACAATAACTATGTAGACCAAGTGGAAAATTCAGAGCTTGTAAAAAGATATGGTGTTTTCCAGACATCGTACACAGTGGAAGATGATAACAACACATATGAAGTAGCACAAAATAAGTTATATGGCTTCAGTGAAGAAATAGAAATTGAAGCTATTGGTAATTATAGCTGCTTAACGGGGTATGCTGTTAAGGCAAAAATATGGTATTTAGACATATTGAAAGATGCAACTCTTTATGTTAATGCTGATACTCACACCTGGGAATGTGGAACAGGAAAATATACAATGAAGCTTACAGTAAGCTTAGGTAACAAAATGGATTTACAGGAGGTTGATAGCTAATGGATCCATATGTAAAAATGTTAAATTTAATGAAAAGAAAAGGTGCAGAAAGTAATCCTCTTTCCATATGTATTGCTAAGGTTAATTCTCCACCTCCCGAAATAATAATTCAAACAAATGATTTGCAGCTATATAAGGATGATCTTTATATAGCTGATTACTTATTATCAGGATATTCAAGACAAGCATCAGTAACAAATACTGATGGCACTGCAGTAAGCTTTCTAGATACAATTAAAATTGGTGATGAGCTAGCAGTCTTGCCTACTAAGGATAATCAAACATGGATAATACTTTGTAAGGTGGTGAAATGTAGTGGCTAGTATATTACCTGAAACAAATTTAAACATGGCAAATAAACTTGCGGCATTTTCACAAGAAGAGAAAGTCACAGATATTCCTAAAGAATATGCTTGGGATTTTGAAAAAAATGATTTCAAACTTAAGGATGGGAAATTTCAAATTGTGGAAGGAATAGAAGCATTAAAAATATGGATATGGAAAGCTCTTAAAACCAGCAAAGGAAAATATCCAATTTACAGCGATGAATATGGAAATGAATTTGAAAAAATAATTGGAGAAGGGTTCAGTAAAAGTTTAATTGAAAGTGAGGCTAAAAGATTAACTTTAGAATGTTTAAAGGAAAATCAGCACATATTAGGCGTAGAAAACTTTGAGGTGGATAAAAACAATGATATTTTAACCATAACTTTTACAGCAATAACTGATTGTGGGGAGGTGACAATTGATGTATGAAAATAATACTGAAGAAAATTTAAGATCACAAATGCTAGATAGTATTGATTCTGGAATATCAAAAAGTGAAGGATATTTTGTATATGATGCTATTGCTCCATCTGCTAAAACAATAGCAGATTATTATAAGGCTCTAGATACAATTTTGAAATTAGTATTTGGTGAGGAAGCTCCAGAGGTTCCACAAGATGAATATGATAAATTTATAGATAAAGATGCAGCAAGACATGGCTTAGAGAGGAAGCAAGGATTATATTCAGTGGGGCAAGTGACTTTTTTAGGGTTAGAAAATTCTATAATATATGAAAATAGCATAGTTCAAACTGTTGAAGGCTTAAAATATAAGGTGACATCTCAAGGAAAAATTAAAGATGGAAAATGCATACTAGGAATTAAAGCAATAGAAATAGGTTCTAAATATAATGTTCCAGCTAATGCTATAGTTGAAATACCTATTAAAATAAATGGGATAACTAGTGTGAAAAATGAAAGTGCAACTACCAGTGGAACTGATACTGAAACTAGTGAAAATTTATTGGAAAGAATTATATCTAAAGAAAGAGAAGAAAGCAGCAGTGGGAATATATACGATTATGAAAAATGGGCACTTCAGATATCTGGTGTTGAATATGTGAAAGTAAAGCCTCTTTGGGATAAAAGCAATGGAATGAACGGAAATGGCACTGTAAAGGTAATAGTTGCAGGAAATAATGGAATGCAGTTAGATGATACTATAGTACAAAAAGTTAAACAATATATAGATCCAGTAGATGGTCAAGGAAGTGGTAAGGCACCAATAGGGGCGAAAGTAACTGTAGTATCAGTCAATCCATTAAAGATTGATGTTAATATACTTGGTCTTACTGCATTAGATGGATTTGATATAAAGGATGTTAAAGACAATATAAAAGAGTCTCTTGATAATTATTTTAAAACAATTCCAGTAGGCGGAGTTGTAAAAATAAATACTGTTGAGGCAAAGGTAGTAATGACAGCTGGAGTCAATGACATATCTTCGATAAAAATAAACAATGATACTAAAAATATAATTACGGCTGATGAAGATAAGGCATCTTTGGGAGGGATAACTTATGAATAATACAGCTGATTTAGAAGGATTTAAAAATATTAAGATTGCAAGTACTTCAAGTGAAGATAGTGGAAATGAGTCAAAAGATAAGCTAGAAAGTTATGTTATTGATGAAATGAAAAATAGCTATATTTTCCAGGAAATATTTAATGCTTACGGAAATAGCTTCGATAAATTAGGCTTGGATATTTCGGATTTATTCCTGCAAATTTTGCCTCAAACTGCAACTGAATGGGGCTTGAAACTATGGGAAAAACGAGTTGGAATAACTACAAATAATACTAAATCAATTGAAGAAAGAAGAGCAAGGGTATTAGCAAAGCTTAACTCTAAAGGTACAACAACAGTTGAAGTAATAAAGCAGATTTGTAAAAGCTTTGTTTCAGAAGCTGAAATAATTCAGAATAATCCAGAATACTATTTCCAAGTAAATTTAATAAGTGATACAGGCTTTCCTTATGCTTTAGATAGTTTGTACGATTCAATAGAAATAGCTAAGCCAGCACATTTAGGCGTTAAGTATAAACTAATATCCATGAACCAATCAGAAATGTACTATGGTTTAGCATCAATTATGGGAGAAACTATGACAGTTTATCCATGGGGAGCTAAAAATATTGAATTCAGCGGAAAAATGGAAAGTAGTATCAGCCAATGTGCAGGTTCAGAAAGCATAACAATATATCCCAGTAAGGAGATGAGTTAATTTGACAGAGAAATTTTATACAATGTTAACAAAGTTAGGAAGAAAGAAATTATCAGCTTCAGCAGTTTCAGGCAGTAAAGTAAATTTTAAAACCCTAAAAGTCGGAGATGGAAACGGCTCATATTATGAACCTTCAGAAGATCAAACCTCAATTGTAAAAGAAGTTTGGTCAGGCAATATAAGTGCAATTTCAGTCGATGAATCAAATGCAAATTGGATAGTTGCAGAAACAGTAATACCAGCAGCTGATGGAGGCTTTTTCATCAGAGAAGCTGGTATTTTTGATGACGCTGGAGATATGATTGCCATCACCAAATTATCAGAGACCTATAAACCAACAATTTTAGAAGGAAGCACAAAAGATTTAGTCATAAAAATCGTACTAGAAGTCAGCAATGCAAGCAGCATAGATCTTAAGATAGATCCAAATGTAGTAGTCGCAACTAAAGGAGATATACAAATACTACAGTCAAAATTTCAAGAAGTCAGCACTAAGTTATCAGGGAAAATGCAATTGTATATTAGTGAGACATTGCCAGCTATAGCTGATAGAACAAGTGATACTTTGTATTTTAAAATAACAGATAAAATAACCAATGGCTTTGCAGACAATGTAAAAGTAAGTCCCAATATGAGTATTAAAATAGTTCAATAGGAAGCTAAAAATAATGTATATATTGAAATAATAAATTTACATTTGAATATCTAGTAAGCCAAGCAGTCAATTAATTCTATAATGTAGAAACTTAATTGAAATATATATTAAAAACTAAATATTTATGTGAATAGCGACTAAAATGGTTCAATAAGAAAGGATGATTATATAATGGCAAATTTAGATAAAGTAAGGGTTCAATTATTAGATGAAAGTACAGGTGCAGTATTAAAGGAAGTAAATGTATTAACAAGCGCAGATGCAGTTACATTTGCTGATGGACAAACGTTTCAACAAAAGTTAGATGGAGGATTATTGAAAGGCCCTCAAGGGGTTCAAGGTATACAAGGTGTGCAAGGACCAGCTGGAGATCCTTTTACAATCGCAAAAGTGTATAGTTCAGTTTCAGCTATGAATACAGGATTTGCTTCAGATGGATTAAAAATAGGGAGCTTTGTGTTAATAGACACTGGAAATATTAATGATGCTGATAATGCAAAATTATATGTTAAGGGTTCAACAGCATACACATATATAACAGATCTTAGCGGAGCAACAGGTATGCAGGGACCACAAGGAATTCAAGGTATACAAGGCCAACAAGGAGCGGCTGGGATTAGAGGATCTCAATGGTATAGTGGAACCACAATAACAGGAACTAGTACCTCAGCAACAGTTTTTACTGGAAGTGGTATAACTTCGGCTTTAGTAAATGATCAATATTTTAATACAAGCACAGGAAATGTATATGTATGTACAGCTTCAGGAGACGCAAGTACAGCAAAATGGGTATATTCAATATGTTTAAAGGGAGCCACAGGCGCAACAGGTGCTGCTGGACCAACTGGTGCAACTGGACCACAAGGGCCGGCAGGAGCAGACGGAGCAAGTATTAAAGTTGGTACTGATTATGCAAGCGGAACACAAGTCAAATTATTTCTAAAGACTATGTAAGGAGGAAAACAAATGGCAACAAAAAACATAGAAATACAAGATAGTACAGGAAATATATATTACCCACATACTGATGCATCAATTGTTAAATTTGGGGATTCAAATGTTAATGCAACATTGTCAGATAGGGTGTATCAGACAGCAGGTGGATCTGCCACAGCAATAACACTTACAATTAAAGGAACGTTAGTAACTGGATATCCAATAACTTTTATAGCAAGTACAAACAATGGTGGAGCTGCAACTACTATAAATGGTAAAAAATTATATAAGCCAGGAACGACAACATCACCAAACTTAATAGCAGGAAAGGCGTATACTGTATGGTATAACTCGATAAGTGATTGTTTTTTTATCAAAGCTAGTGCAGAAGGGGATGCAGATGTTTCTAGTGTACTAGCAACTAAGAAATTTAGTAATGATAATGATACAGGATTAGTTGGAACAATGCCTAATAATGGAGCTGTTTCATCTACTTTAACAAACAGTAATCAAGAATATATAATACCAGCAGGATTTCATAATGGGTTAGGAAAAATTAAAGTTATAGTAACTAATTTAGCAGCTGAAGCTATAAAAGCTGGTACGACTGTGGGTGGAATAGTTGGCACATTTACATCAGATGCTACTGCAGCTGCTTCAGATATCTCTAGTGGTAAAACTGCATATGTAAATGGAAATAAAGTTACAGGTACAGGCAGAGGATATTCACCAGGAAATACAGTTCTTTCAGGCAAAATAGATTTAAAATTCGTTAAAAAATGGACAGGTCCAGATCATGCATATTATGAATCTGGTAATCGTCTTTGTAGTAATGGGAATTGCATATATGCTTTTTATTCACAATCAAGTCAATCTGATGATTTTTTTGCTAAATATGATACAAATGGAAATAGATTATGGACACAAAATATTAGACCAAGTTATTTTAATATGTGTGTAGATGAATATGACAATTTATATTATTCCAATTATGATCTAAACGTTGTAAAATTAGATCCAAATGGGATAAAACAGTGGGGAAGCTCTACTAATTATAGTTATGCAGGAGATATGATATATGCTAACGGTCATATAGTTATATCATCAAATAAAGCTATTTTAATATTTGATACTTCAAATGGAAATATTAGTAAGTCAGGTCCTGCAGATCCATCTAATACATCTATTTCATGTAGTAATTTTGCTGCTGGAAAAGATGGATATTTTTATAGTGCAATGTCAAATGGTGATATAGTAAAATTTGATATGTCATTAAATAGAATTTGGAGTATACATCCATCAAATACATCAGCACGTATTGAAGTTGATAATTCAAATAACATTTGTGCAACTATTGATAATAATGCATTTAAATTTGATTCTAATGGTAATCTAATATGGTCAAAAAATATAGGTCAAGGTCAATTAGCATTTATAGATAAAAATAATTATTGGTACTTAACAAATCGTTATGACTCGTTACTTACTCAAGTTACACCTAATGGAGAAATAACTTGGATATTTGATGATTATACTAACTATGGTTATGGAAATCAAATATATGTAGATAATGAAATGAATATATATTATATTATTAACACTCTATATAAAATGCGTCCTGAATATACAATAGTAAGTTAATATATAAAAAATGAAGGCTTTTAATAGGTCTTCTTTTTTATTTGTTTATATATAAGATTTTCCAAGTAATTTTATATTGAACAAAATCTAGAAGAAAGGAGAAATGTATGTATTTAATAAAGTTTTAGTCAATTAAATAAAAATGCAGTAAAAGATTACTATTAAGCTAAATAATCTTTTTTTATTTTCTATAGTATATCATGACATGTAATAATGCTAAGCTTTTAGTATCCCATAGACAAAAAACTTAGCATTTATTTTTAATAGAAAGGAAGTAATACATGAATGAAGAATTGATTAAGGATAAAATTGAAACGTATGAAAGAAGGCTCAATAATCATGGAGAGAGATTAGATAAGCTTGAGCAAGATTCAAGGGAACTTAAGACAGAATTAAAGAATTTATGTGAAAACATTAAGTCATTAACCAATATGATGAAGTGGTTTATAACTGCAATAGGAGGAGCTTTAATAAGCTTCTTCTTTTTTGCAATTGAAACCAAGATCTTAAGATAAAGGAGCGTGATAAAATGAAAGAAATATTAATTAATCAAATTTTACCTATAGTAGATACTTCAGTAGTGGCAATTTTAGCAGTGATAATTAAGCAGGTTGGAAATTCAATAATAGATTTCTTTATTCAGAAGAAAAGTGAAATAGGCCAAAAAATAAGGATAAATGAGCATCAGGAAGAAATAAATACTGCTAGAGAAGTGTGGAATATAGTAGAAGAGAAATTTAGAATCACAGAAAATGCAACTGAGCTTTTAACATCGAAGGCAGATGAATTTGATAAGGTGCTTATGGAGCGTATTCCAGGGTTATCTAAAGAAAACTTAGAATTTTTAAGGCAAACTATAGCTGGAGAAGTTAATAAAGATAGAGACATATTAACAAAATATTCGAAAGCACAATAAATCTTATAATAGAATATAGTTACAATTAGTAATGCAAATTATTTAATAAATATGGATTTTATAAAAATCATTTATTACTAGTTATTTTTAGACCAGACTTAATGCTTATCTGTATTATGTAAGCATTAAGCCTGGTCTTTTTTTTATATCAAGTTAGATGTGAAAAGTTATGTATTCATGCATTTTAACCTTTTACTACACTCAATGATTACTATTTAATTCTATCACTTGGAATATTTGACAAAGGACAAAAGTAAGATAAAATTATATATGAGTTCTAAAAATTTGTTAATCAAAGTTAAACCTTTAAAGCGGAAGTATAAAGTGTAATAACTTCAATGATTAGAAAGTTTATTAAATGGAACTTATATATTATAAGAACTTAGGGGGAATAATAATGGTAAAATTAAAAAAATTAATAGCAGGATCACTAATAGCGGTTTCAGTATTAGCGATAACTCCGATAAGCGCGAGTGCAGAATGGAAGAATGATAGAACTGGATGGTGGTATACAGAAGGTGGTTCATATTCTACAGGCTGGAAAAAGATAGAAGGAAAATGGTATTATTTTTATGCTAGCGGTTATATGGCTAAAAACACAGTTATTGATGGATATGTTTTAAGCAATAATGGGGATTGGACAGGCTTAGAAACTAAATCTGATAAGATTTCAGTTTCATACCCTTCAAATTGGACTAAAACGACTTTAAAAGGAGCTGATATTTACTATTTAGATAATCAGGGGACTAATGTGAACTTGGTTATAGATGGCATGAAGGGATATTCGGAAGAGGTTTATTTTAATTCAGCAGAAACTTATATAAAAAATCGCTCAGATATAAACAACTTACAAATTAAAGAGCGTAAATTTAATAATAATAATGCATTAACGCTAAATTATTATTATAATTTTAAAGGAGTGGATGTGCAAGTAGAGCAAGTAATGATTTGTAATAGTAACAAAGCATATTTATTTACACTTATGCAACGTGGAAAAATATCAGATGAAAATATGACATCTTTTGAAAGTATGTTAAATACAATAAAATTTGCATATTAG